CGCCAAATAAGTCCGTGAATTGCGCCCGAATCAGGTTTGCCGTGGCGCTGGTGGTTTTATCCAGAAAGCCGAAGATTTTGCCGAACGCCGCCGTCGCGTCATCCTTGGCGGTGATCAGCAGTTGCAAGACCAGATTGCTATTTTGCGCCATGGGCTATCCCCAGAACCCGCCCCACCACAGCAGCGCAAACCACAGCGCGAATCGCAGCAGGCGGGCGATCAGGCTATAGCGCAGTTTCCAGTACGTTTCATCGTCCGCCGGAACGATCAGGACGCCAAGAATCATCAAAACCAACAGAATGACTTGCGGGATACCAAAGGTCATGGGCTATACCTAAATGCAGCAGAAGACGCAAAAAACCCCGGCGAACCGGGGTCAGGAGCAGCTTACCCGGTCACGTCCGGTCCCGGCTCAGGGACAATATCCGGCACGATGTCATCGAGCGTTTGGGCATTAGCACGCAGGTCAAAGAGCGCGGCAGTGGCGTCTTCCGGCAATTCGACATCAATGAGCGCATCTTCCAGCGCCGCGAGCTTGTCGAGGATTTCGCCCCGGACTTTAGTCAGTTGCGCAGAGACTTCGGAGACAGCCGTGGACAGTTCAGACAGTTTCATCAGGATTTCCTCGGTACAGGTTGAAAAGATATTGACGGTGTGGATTATCATGAGCATTAAGCCGTGAGCAATTTCAGCGCCCGCAAGACATACCAATGATCGCCGTCGGGATTGGCCGGCCCGAATGAGCGATAAACGGGCAAGGGTTGCGCGTCCAGCGGATCGGGCGCGGCCATGACGGTAAACGTGCGGGCATCATGCAAGGTCAATGTCCAGCTTGCGCCAGCCACGTTTAATGCGGCTTGCAGGGCCAGCAGATTCGTCCGGCTAATCCAGACGGTATAGTTTTGGCCGTCGCTTTGCCCGGTCAGGGTAATCGGGCGTCCGGCCAGTTTCGTCGCTTCCTGCACAATCAACGCACCGGTGAGCGAGTATTCGCTACTCTGCTCGACCGGCGACCAGGCAAATTCATCCTCCCAGGTCAGGCCATCCGGGAGGGTGATTGCGCCTAGCGTGATTGCCATGGTTTACGGGTTGTATTCAAACAGATACGGCGATCCGAACCCGGTCGGGGTGATCAAGTCGCCGGTCAGTGACCCGGTTGCGAATCCGCCTTTAACCCAGTCGTAGGCGCTGGACGGGGACACGCTGGCCTTGTAGATGGTCAACAACCCGGCGTTGCCGGTGATCTTCTCAAGGGCCGTGCCGTACAGCTTGATGTAGGCGGATTTGGCCTTGCCAGCGGCATACGATTCGCCGGCGGTAATCGCCAGCTTCTTGTACGTCGCCAGTTTGCCGACGCCGACCGCATCCGCATGAAGCGCCCGAATCAGCCCGGCGTTGTAATCCACCTCGTATTTGGTGGTAGCAATGACCGTAGACGGAGAGGTTTCCAAAACCAGCGGGGTCGCCGAATCCAGGAACCGATTAGCCAGTGGCACCCAGGTATCCAGCACGGTCGTAATGACCTCATCAGGCACCGCGTCATTGGTCTGAGTCAGCGCCGATACATCCGCGCCGATGACCAGCGACAACAGTTCCTGCGGCATCGAGTTGAACTCCATGGTTATGGTACCCGGATCCGTCGGCTTGGCGACGGACGCCAGCGCCTCGCCCCAGGAGCCTTCCATGTTGGAAATCAGGCGCTCCTGTTCCTGCTTGATGCTGTTGAGTTCCAGCTTGGTGATGTTGACCGGCCCCAGGTAAGTCGTGGGGGCTACGTCACCGGTGTACAGGCCATAGTTCAGCCGGCACTGAACATACATCGGGCGATGATCGTAAGCCATTGATTCGTCTCCTAAACAAAGCGTTCTAAATAATCAAATTCGAGCGTCACCTGCACCACGGCGATTCCACTACCTTCTGCCGGGGCAAAAAATCGGGCGGCGTTTTGCCGGAGTGCGGTCGCATAGCCTGATAACGGTGATCCGCTCATCAGGTCTTCCTGAAGCACCCGGCGAATCGCCGTGAGTACAGTATCCAGCGCATCGTGATAGGTCGCGGTGGCGTCCAGCTTGCATTCAATCGTGAGTGCGCGGGTGAATTGAACGGCATAGCCATACCCTTGATCATCAGCGGGCCGATCATCGGTACTCCAAATCGTGATAACCGGCAAATCCACGCTGGTGGTTTCCAGCGCTGCGCGTCCGGCGCGCACGGTCGCGACCGTTGCCAGTTTCGTAGCCAGGTCAGCCAGTGCTAGCGTCGCGTCGCTCATAGCCCGCTCCGTACTGCGAACGTGCGGAAATATCCATCGTCGTTCAGCAGTTGCGTGGCGGTCCAAATGACATCATCGGGATAGGGATCGTCATCTGTCACCGTCCCCGCCACCGCAAATGTCTGCCCGACCTGCGCCCCGCTGGCGACGGGAATCTCCAACGTCCTTTGCAGTTCCGCCCGTTCGCCTAATTCGCCCACTGGAACGATCTGCTGGCTGAATAGCACGGTCACGGTCACTTCATCCCCGTCGCTGTTCGTGTGCAACGCGGGAATTCCGAATACCGCTTGAAACGCCGGTATTCCAGAATCCCGCATGATGGTATCGAACAGCGACTCAGGCATGTCAGCGACTACTTAGGCGAGGACGCCAATCGGCCCGCCGTGCAGCTTGACCTTGACGGTCGTCGATGCAGCCGTGGCGGTTTCCCAAATAACCCCAACCGAATACTTCCCAGTTCCGGCAACGCCGGACACGGTCGTGATCTTCAACTGGCTGCCGGTACTGCGATACATCGCCCGCAAGCCCTGGGTTTTGACGCCCGTGGCGACGGCGGCCAGTTGAAATACGCCCTCGACCGCCAGGCTGATTTTTTGCCCCGCGCCGGTGGCAGCGGTCAACGCCACGCCCGGCAGGCGGTTGATGACTTTCAGTTCGCCGTTGGCAACGGCCCCGGTCGCGGTGTACTGAAAGACGCGCCCTTCTTGGAGAGATTGACTCATGATAGTGCTCCTGAATGTGCTGCGAAGAACGCGCCGGGTGAGGGCGCGCCTATGGATTAGTTGCCGCGATACTTGTGAACGGCCCGGAAATCCAGAGCGCTCACGCCAAAGTCAATCCCGACCAGGTATTCAATGCCCTGCTCATCCCAGGCGCGGTTTTCCCGCAAGTAGGGTTCCGCCACGCCGTTCAGGAACGCAATTTCAAACGTATCAAAAACGTTCGGATCAGCAAACAAATACCAGGCCAGCGTGCCGTAGGTTTGTCCGTCCAGACGCGCATCGGTCACGACCTCAAAACGGCCATTGTACGGATTGGGGGTCAGCGTCCCGGCGCTGCCCGCAGGGTCGTATTGCGACGCCATCAGGACGCGAGCCGTGGATTCCAGCGCGACCGGAACCACCAGGTAGCGAGGCCGGATGTTCAGTACCGCGCCGCTGTTCGGATCGGTCTGTTTCGCCATAGCCGCCGTGGCGGTTCCAATGGTGGTGACGTTCGGCGCGGTCGCCGCAGCGACGTAGTTCTTATGCGTGCTGGTATCCCAGAGCGCGATGCTGTCCTGAGTCAGCGTCGGCCCCGTCCCATTGATCAGCGCATAAAACACATCGCCGATTTTGCGATTGGCGGCGCGGCCCATCATGCGCGGCACTTGAGTGAGTCCCCCCAGATCATCATTGATGATGAGCTGACGCGACATCCGGTACTTCTTGGCGTACTGGACCAGCTTGATGGTCTCTTTCCGATCCGCGAATTTGCCGTAGGTGATTTCCCCGTCTTCCGCCACTTCCGACAGTCCGGTAAAGCCGGACATGTTGATGCGCTCGGAGGTTTTGAAGTCCGGCAACTGCCCGCGACGGGTCACCAACTGCCACGTTTCCGGCGCTTCCTCAAAGCCCATCAACAGGGATTTGTTAGCGACGTTGCTGAGCAGATTGGTGAAGTCGCTGGTGGTCTGGCCGGACGCACGGGTGGAAATGGCGCGGCTGGCGACATCGGCATCCGACAGCTTGGCGGTATTCTCGCCGCACAGTTGCAGCCATTCCCCCGCCAGAGTGCGCAGCGATTTGCCGTACATGCCGCCTTCGCGGGCGCGGCGGGTGGCTTCTTTGTCCGTCATGACGCAAGCGCGAACCAAGACGCCTTCCTCAGCGCCGGAAATGAACTTGTCGCGGGCGTCTTCGCCCATCTGGACACTGCCCAGAGACCGGGCTTGATTGCCGGGCTTGGCAGGCACCACTACGGGCGGCAAGCGGCCTTCGTGAGTCGCGGCGCGGACACCCTGGCCGGCAGCGCTGTCCGTCACCTGGCCCCAATCCACAGCCGGCTCGACTTCGCCGCTCAGGACTTCCATCAGAATCTTTCGAGCGCCTTCCAACGGCCAGCCTTCATCGACGGCCCGCGCCCGCAATCCGGCGTAAAAATCGTTGCGCGGAACCAAGTCTAAATCGAACATTTCATGCAGATCGGCAATGCGCTTGCGTTCAGCGTGAATGGCCTCAGCCGCACCCGCCTTCTTGGCAATGACGTGTTCGCGCTTCATTTTGTTGATATTGATGTCCACTACGGGAGCGGCAGCATCGGGAGTGCCGGTCACGTCCGGCTTCGTTTCGTCGGTCATGGGAGTTCCTTTGGATAGTGACCTGTTAATTCCGACCGTTGCATCAGCCGGCACCGCGACAACACTCGCCTCCAGCAATGACCAATCGATGACTCGAATGTCCTCACTGTCAGCGGATTCTTCCCAACGGTTAATCTGATAACCGATGGAGATATTTTTGAGAAAACCATCCCGAACATCCTGAAAAATCTCAGACGCCTTCGGGTTATTGGAAAACCGCAACACGCCGCGCAGCTTGCCGTTTTTCAGAGCAACCTGATCGACAATGCCAATCGGCTGATCGTGGTTATGCCCCCACAACAGCGGCAAGCCCTCGGCAGCGCGCGTTAAATCCACGGCATCGGCGGTATGGACTAAAGTCTCTTTGCCAAACCAGCGGGCCACGGGTGTTTCGCTGGAGAGCGATGCAGGAACCGTTCGCGCCTCAGAATTCGCTTCCCGGATGTCCAGCGTTGCCAGGCGTTCAAAGCGTTGTCCGGCTAAATCGCGCTTCATGCCGCTTCCTCCTGTTGATCTTCCTCATCTACCGCTGCGGGCTTCGGATTCGCCGGAACGGCAGCGCCAATCACCGGGCGAATATCCAGCGGGTCCGCTTCTAATTGTGCATCGACCGTGGCCGGATCGCCGCCCATGTCACGAATGACTTGCTGGCGGGAGCGGAATCCGCACTCCACCGCCGTCTGGAACGCTTTCAGTTCTTTGAGCGGGTCAATCCAAGGCATTTGTGGCGGTCTGATTTCCGGCACGTACAAGCTGGCTTCATTGATGTTCAGCGGAATCCGCAACACGCCGGACAGCCGGGCCGCATCAATAAACCGTCGCCAGACCGGCAAATAAAATCGATGCTTGAGATAGCTGAACATCCGGCGATAATGCGCAACCGCCTCGACTAACTCCTGGCGCTGGGCGCTGTACGTGCCGTTGTAGTTTTTGGCAATACTCGAAAAGCGCGTTCCGGTTCCGGCAGCAATCGCCCGGAGTTGGGCGTTGCGGAACGTTTCCAGGTTTGGATTCGGGCGCTTGGAGTCAATCAGGCCCACATCTTCGCCGGGCAACAGGCCGTCAAAAATCAGGCCCGGCTCCATGGCGAAGGAACGGCTCGTTGTGGTTCCGTCTTCCGTCAAGCTGGCGACAGCGGTATCGGCCAGCGCACTATCGCGCTTGATGAACGCGGTGAGCGCGGCGGCGACACGGGCCGCAATCCGTTCCGATTCTTCGTAGTCTTTGAGATCATCGAGCCGGGTTAACACAGCATGGAACACGCTGACCCCACGGGTCTGATGCAGCCGACGCACGAGCTTGAGGTGCATCATGCGATCAGCAGGCAGGTAGATCGTTTCAAAGCGACTCCCCGGAACGCTGACTGCGGAACCGGGATGCACGGTATGCAGGTAATAGCCCAGTGGCCGGCCCCAACCGTCCTTTTGCACGCCATGGACAATCCGGTTGCCGGCGTCGGTGAGATCGTAGGGAACGAAGTCCGCTTCCAGCAATTCCAGCGCATAGGGGATGCGCGAACCGAACGGCGCGGCGGGTTTGGTCACATGCTGAGCGAAGATTTCCCCGTCGCGTAACCAGGAACGGCACACGAGGCGCTCCATTTCCGGCCCCGGCAGTTCGCCGGTCACATCGGGCGCTTGCCAGAACTCACCCCAGAGCAGCGCCAGTTGGTGATTCAGATCGACGGCGGGCAATGCGTCGCGGCCTTGCGTCGCCATGGGTTCTACCCCGGCCCCGCAACCGATGATGTTGGTCACCAGGTCATCGAGAACGCCTACGGCCAGATCGTGGTTTTCGTCCAGCCAGCGCCCGTATTCCCGCAAGTTGCCTCGCGCCCGATCCATCACGGCATCGGCGGACGCATTATTGCCACGGCGCGGATGCTGAGCGGTGACGGTCGCTGCATCGTAGTACCGTTTCGCCGCTGCAATCCGGGCGAATCCGGCTAGCCTGGACGCGGCCCAGTTCGGGAATAGTGGCGCAATCCAGCGGGTCAGCGCGTCCATGTCGCTACCGAATAAGGCAAGCCGGAATTTGAGGTATTGCCAGTGGCGATACTGATAGCCCGTTGCAATCTCAGGATGTAGGATCGTAATTCTTTGGTTTCAGACGGCGTGAAACTAATGCGCTTGCCGTCGGCAGAGGCAATGGTGACGACCTTTTTGCCGACGCTCAAATCATGGAGCGCCGTCTGCGCTTCCGTGAGCCAGAGACTGAGGGTTGCAGATGAAACGCCGGAAAATTCATTCATAC